TCACCACCACCTCCACCACCTGTGTTTGCTGTTCCAGCCGTTGCGCTTCCACCAGGTCCACCATCTCCACCACCACCAGCTCCACCTGATCCTGCTGGTCCTTGTCCTCCGCCACCACCACCGCCACCGTAAGTTACCGGACTTCCTGATATTGAATTTGCTTTACCGGCTCCACCGTCTCCACCAGAAGAACCACTACCAACTGCTCCAACTGCATTGGCACCGCCACCACCGCCAGCTCCTTCTACAGTTCCAGTAGAAACTCCATCTCCACCATCATTACCTTGTGGTCCTCCTAAAGGTGCTGGGGCTGTAGGAGTATTTCCTGATCCACCAGGGTGAGGTCCTGAAATATCTGCACTTCCAGCTCCACCACCACCAGATCCACCGTCTTTTCCTGACATGTTTGGTTGACTAGCTGGCGGTCCACTACCACCACCTCCACCACCTGCGGATGTTATTGTATCAAAAATTGAATTAGTTCCTGTGGTACCTTGAACACATTGACTCGATGCACCGGCTCCGCCACCACCGACTGTTACTGTTATAGGTGTTGAATCTGTAACAGCTATACCTGCAGCACAAGCATTACAAAAAGAAGTTCTATAACCACCAGCTCCACCACCACCACCTCGGCCAGAACCACCTCCGCCGCCACCACCGACTACTAAATAATCTGCCGTACCTGGTGCTTGAGCAGTAAAAGTTCCTGACGATGTAAATGAAGTTATTTTTTCCGAAACAGTTTGTATTGTATTAACAGGTCCAATTATTCCGCCATTGCCAGCCATAATTTAAACCTCCTATGCCGTTAATAATTCAAATGTAATTGTAAGATCTAAATCTCCAGATGCACTAGCTTGTGCTGCGAGGTTGTCTCCTTCTCTTAAATAAATAGGAGTATCGGAAATTACTAAAGCAGCATCCGCTGGCACTGAAATTGTTTTTGCTAAATAAGTTGTTGCGGCTGCTGAAGTTGTTAATGTTGTGTCACTAAAAGTTTGTGCGGATGTAACAATTGCTACGTCAACATCAGCTGCTGCTGATCCGTCTACATTTGCCACCACGATTCTATTAATTTTCATAAGAAAACCAGTATCAGGATCTATTAAATTAACCAGTCCACCTGTAGGTAAATTCCATCCTAATGTTCCGGCTGTGATTGCTGTTACGTTTACTATATTTGGGTTTGCCATATTGTCTCCATTTTAACCGAAAATCATTGCCATTGCAATAGCTTTTCCTGTTGTTATTCCAAAAGTTGAGGTTGCCGTCCATTGTGTATTTCCAGCTCCGTCTGATGTAGTTAAAGCATAATCTGCGGCTGCTCCCACCGCTCCTGGTAATGTGATAGTGTAAGAACCACTAACTGCTGTAGGGACATCTAAACTAACAGATGCTGAATTATCAGCATCATTAAACTTAAGAGCATTATTGTTGGATAAAGTAATAGCTGAAGAAGTAGCAAATAGATCTACAAGATCTGGATTAGTTCCATCATTAGCTGTTGCATAAACAATTTTAGTTCCTTTATCTGCAGCAACAAAAGTAGCACTGCTACCTGAACCTGTTACATATTTAAATTCAACCGAGTATGCATTAGTAGTAGAATTTTTAATTATATAAAAAGTTTGAACATCTAAAGGGATAGTTACGGTTATATTTCCAGCAAGAGCTGCTGTTAATTCTATAACTCTGTGTGCAACCTGGTTGCCATCTGTTGCTGCTCCGTCTGAGACAGCTAAATCTGTAGCTCCCGTGGTATTACAAGCTATTGAAACATAGCCACCAGCAATCTGTTCTATGATTTGTAAATTTGTATTAGTAAGAGTACCCCACTGACCGGATTTTTCTCCAGTCGCTATTAATTCAGTACCTAGTCCTGTAAAAGTTGATGGCATAATTTATCTCCTATTCATTATAAATTCGTTAAGCCGCAGTGTCAACTTCTACCCAGGTATTAGTTACGTCTGGATCAATCTCTGTCCAAGTATTCCCTACTCCAGGAACCACTGGCGACCATGCACCTATCTTAACATTTTGTAGGGTCGCTGTCATGCCTTGACCTGTCAATCCTACGACTACATCATCTACATCCACAGTTCCAACAGAGCCTGCTAATGCTTGACCTGTAACTTCAGCTACGGATACGGCATCAACCGTTCCTAAAGAGCCCGTTAAAGCTATTCCAGTAGGAGTTACATTTGCATCAGCTACTGTAGATTCATTACCTAAATAGCCTGTTAAACTTTGTCCTGTAACTTCTGCTACTGCAACTGCATCAACTGTTCCTAAAGAACCCGTTAAAGCTATTCCAGTAGGAGTAACATTGGCATCAGCCGTTACTGATTCATTTCCAAGCGAACCTGTTAAGGCTATTCCAGATGGTTCTGCTAAAGCGTTTCCACCACCAATAGCTGTTCCCACAGAACTGGTTAAAGCTTCTCCTGTAGCTGTTACATTTGCATCAGCAGTAACGGTTTCGGTTCCAATTGCTCCGGTTAAAGCTTGTCCAGTTACAGAAACAATAACGTTAAGATCGACTGATTCATTTCCTAATGTTCCTGTTAAAGCTTCTCCTGTAAGTGTAACATTAGCGTCGGCTGTTACAGTTTCAGTTCCAATTGAAGTTGTTAAAGATTGTCCAGTAAGTGCTACATCTATTGAAATAGATGCAATTGCACTTCCTGTACTTGTAGATAAAGCGGTAAGTTGAACTCCATTACCCCAAACTCCGTCACCGAAGCCTTCGACTAATGAACCCCATGCACCATAGTCTAGAACAATTCCGTTATCTTCCCAAAATTGTTCTCCCCAGGCATTTGAACCCCAACCCGATGGTGCACCTGCCATTTAAAACCTCCTTAGCTAATTCTTAATATAGCTGCAGAAGTTGTAAAAGCTGGGAACTGTATTGTAAAAGTTCCTGCTGTTGCTGTTTTATCACCACCAAAATCTAAGACAGCTACTGCTGCATTAGTTACTGCTGATGATGTATTATAAATTAGCGCTCCTCTTGCAGTCAATGTAACTCCAGTAAATGAAAGATCAGCGAAATCTACAATTGCCACACCTGTTGCTACTGATGTTTGTTGACTACCGACAGCAAGGTTTTTTCCCCCTGATGCATAATCTCCGCTTCCAGTATCAGTTGATTGTCCTGTTGTGGTAAACGAAGTAGTAGCTGCACTTAAGTTAGCTGTATCAAGATACAAAGCTAATTTAAATTTATCACCAGTTGTTTGGGTGAAGTTTGCGTCTCCTTCTAGTAATTGCTTTTTAAATGCATTACAAATTGCTTGTGCTATTGCCATTATATTCTCCTTAATAAATTTTCTACGGTGATGGAGATGGCACTTTAATTCGTGGCACCCCAAAATCGTAATCATCTCTACGTCTTCTACCCATTTGTTGAAGAGCGTAAGTTTGTATAGCTTCATTATACTTTGCTTCATAGAGCTTGTACATATCCATAGGCCCTTTTAAATAGCCATAACAATTGACTAGACCTCCATAAAGTAATAAATCAGGATCCTTGGTTGAAAGGGTCGTGGTTGTATTAGAAGAGCTTAAAGCTTCTGGAGTGAAAATATAATTCAATTGCACCCCATAAACTACATCTGGAGTGGGAGCCATAACTATGTTATTTGGATCCCAATTCGCATAATATTTAGGGGTTCCTGAAGCACTGGTTGAAGGATAAAATTCACTTATAAAACTGGTATCCTTTTTTTCTAACATGGATCTTTCAAAATCAGAGTCCCCTGTTTTACTGGTTAATTGTAAAGATCGGATAATATAGCAGTCGGTTGGAAGTAAAAGATAACGATTCGTTCCAGTAGATAAAGAAGTTTCATATTTTCTAGAATAATCTGCATCAACTTCTCTAAAGATTTTAAATTCTACATCTCTGATAATGCCATCCAAGATTGTAGAAGTTAAAACACTGCTACCTACTTCAGTGTAGTCTCTTAATTTTGTTATAAGTTCTGCATACGTCATGTGATACTCACCGTTACATTTGCAAGCGTTATTCTAGCTTGCCTTTTCTCATTTGCTTCATTAGCAGTTTGAGGAGGTTGCATGCTTCCCGAACCACTAGCTGCTTCACTTGGAATTGGATTTATATTTCCATTAATATTAAACCAAGCTGCTGGATCTAATTGTACTAGAATTCCGCTTCGATGCAAAGGTCTTGGGTTTCTTAAAGCAATTGGATCAGCACTAATTAATTTAGGATTGATTTGGGGTTGTTTAGCTTCCCATTCACTAATATGAACAAAAGCTCCAGTCCATTCAAATACCATTTCTCTGTAAGGAAATTGCATTCCCGATCTATCTGAAATGGCTAATGCATATTTTCCACTGGCAAATTTACCCATTATATACCTGCTGGAAAGTAATCTNTAGGAGCTATAAAGACTGAAGTTCTCTGACCGTCTTCTACTAAAGCTCTGTTGAGTTCATCTTCATAAGCTATCTTTAACATCTCTACTCTTTCGGGTGCTTTTTTTTGAGCTAAGTAGTAAGCTAATCCTGCACACATTGCAGGTTGAAATCTATAAACAACATCAGCTTGCTGGTCGGAATAAGCCGCTGCATCTTGCAATTTTTTAACATAATAATATTTTAGATAAGTGTAGGTACTCGCATCTGGTGTTTGGAATAAAGTAATTACAGGCGGTTGCACTCGACTTACATAATATTGAGAAGGTTGTCCTAATGATCCTTTAGTAGGAGTAGATGCATACTCTGATCTAGATATTTTAGATAAAGCTACATCTTGGGTACTTGTTGTAATAGAATCTGTTGTAGAAATATACGCTTCTAAAATAACACTACAATCAGTATCCGCTGTATATTCTCTAGTTCCTGATGATAAAGCTTGGTGTTTCAAAGCCACTTTCCATAAGTGAACTCCTCTGTTTCCCCATTCTGAAAATAAAATATTTAGACTTCTTCTAGCAGTTTTAAGATCGTAACCGCTATTGGTGTTAAGGCCTATTCTTTCGTAGCCTTCTTGAATTATCTCGTCTATATCGAGATCGAATG